ATATAATCATGACCAATATTTTTATCTGCACCCGCTTTAAGTGCATTATCAACTGTTGCTTTTATTTCATCATATTGACCATGTTTTAATAATTCAACTGATCCTAGAATTGCCTTTTTGATTTCTTGATTCTTACAAAAGTCCATTGCCTGGTCCTTTATATATTCTAAATCTGTAGAGTCTGTATATTTCCAAGCATCTTTAAGATGTGCAACAACTTGGTCTTTCAATACATCATGCTCAACCTTTTCTAGTTTCACTTTCATTACTTCTAATGTAGGCGAGGCATTATATTCTTTTTGGTATTCTAATATTGTAGATACAATCCATTCATTTGCATCTGATTCAAAGTACTTCGGACTAAGGATATCTGAAATTTGTTGTAGAAATGATTTATCTACTAACAAACTTGTTATAACTTTAATCTGAAATGCGTATCCGTAACTACTTAATCTATCTGTCATGCATTAATTATAATAATTTATTTTCAAATAACCTAATCTTTACCCAACCAAGCAAATGCATTCAGTGAATTGAATGATGAATTTAACCAAGAATCTAAATCTTTGATAACTGTATACATTTTATCGGCCATAAACATTTTCTTAAACTCATAAGTATTAAGCTTGTCTATATCACCTTGCATCTTATCTAATGTTATCATTTTAGCACCTCCATGTATATCAACTTCTTTTAACTGCATAAGTCTATAATTAAGGTCTAATAATTCTTCATTCTTTGAAACTAGTTCATGCACTTTATATTTCTTTTCTACATTTGCTGCATGTTCAACTAGTTCCTGTATTGTAACTTCTCTATCGTCAGTAAACATTGGAAAATGTTTAATTAGGCTCTTAGGTCCTACTCCTTTAAGTCCTGGTATATTATCGGACTTATCACCAATAAAAGAACGATACACCAAATAGTTCTTTGAGCTAAACCCAAATTCTTCTTGCATCACACTTGGCGTGTACATCTTCTTTTTTATGGGGCTCCATACTGAAATTCTATTATTTACTAACTGAAGGAAATCTCTATCTGTTGAACAAATTGTAACTCTATTTTCATCTTTAGTATATACTTCATTTGCAATATATGCCATTATATCATCTGCTTCTACATTATCAATTGATAATGTAGTAACAGGTAAGCAATTTAGGTATTGTACCATTCGACCAAATTGTTTTTTCATCGAAGCAGATTCATCTTCTAATGAAGCAAATTCTTGATACCTATTAAATGCTGTCTTGTTAGCCCGATTTGCTTTATATTCTGGAAATAGTTCTTTTCTTCGTTTAGAACCACCCTTACCATCAAATACAATTACGCATCTTGTTGGCTTTATCTTACGGATAACGGCGGCAACAGATCTTAAAAAACCTGTTACGCCGCCTATATGTTGTCCGTCGTCATTAAGAGCCGGCACGGCTGAAAACACTCTAATGAATGTATTCAGACCGTCGATCACTAAAAGATGGCTGTCCTTACTTGATCCTTTACCTTGCTCTCTTTCCCTTTCTACTTCTTGTAGTATGTCAAAAAAACGTCCTTTCATTAGCCTTCTTCGCTAACAAATTCTTCATCTATTTGAACATCATCAATTCCAATGTCCTCGCCCGGTTTATATTTAAGAATATAGGCTTCACATATTTGTGCATAGATTTCATCTTTCAATCCGTCGATCTCATCTAACTTCTTTTCAAAATCTTTTGATAAGAATTTAACATCTGTACCATCTTCTCTAGTAAATGTATACCATGCACCTGCTGTTCCTACTAACTTAAATTGCTTCATAACATTAAGCCAACCTCCATAATTATCGATTCCTGATTCAAAATAGATATCATAATCAATAGTTTTTAAAGGTGGACCCATCCTATTTTTCACCACTTGGCATCTAGTCTTAATTCCGATAGCCTGATCGACACCGTCCTTTTTAACTTTGATTTGACCAACTGATTTGAGTCGTAACCTTACCGAAGCGTGAAATGGAATCGCTTTACCACCTGATGTAGTATAAGGGTCTCCAAATGCTACTCCTAGTCTAGTTCGTAATTGATTTGTGAATATTAAACAAATTTTGTTACGGCCTATCATATTTGTAAGCTTTCGCATACCTTTTGATAATATAATAGCTTTACTTGTCGCATAACCATCCTTATCAAATTCTTTAGCCATTTCAATTTTTGTAGAAGCCCCCATTACAGAATCTACTACAATTGTTACTAATCTATCTTTATTCGATTCACGAATCTTTACTACTATACTTTCAATAGCTTCGAAAATGTCTTCGATTGTTTCTAAAGGGACATATAACATCTTTTCCAGATCAAGTCCTATTGCTTCTAAAAACTCTCTACTTATTGCATTTTCGGTATCTATATAAACAGCTAATCCACCTTGCTGCTGACAATTTGCCAACGCATGTGCTGCTAATAAAGATTTTCCTGATGCTTCTAGTCCTGTAATCTCAGTAATTCTACCGACAGGAAATCCACCTTCCTTACGATTTGAAATTGCAAGATCAAGCATTGAGGAACCACTTCCTACCCAACCTCTAACTTCGCTAGGTGCCTTAGTATCTCCATCTAAGAAAAATGCAGTTTGATATCCTGTATTCTTAAACTTCTTATTAAGACTATCAGCTAATTCTATCGCTAAGGAGTCCGCTAGTTCGCTCTTTGTTTTTGATTTTGCCATAAATGTAACTTTTTTTTATTCGTTAAATAACTCGTCAAATGCTGCAGATACATCATCTACTTTATTGACGCCGGCTGGTGCCGCTTCTTTCTTTGGTGCTTCTGTTGCTGCAGGTCTTGCATCTGTCGATGTACCAGTATCACTATCAGGATTCAACCATTCTTCTAATGCTCCTTTAAGATCATCATATGATGGCTCTTTAAAAATATCATCTAAGTTAGATTGGTTATTTGCTGCTTGTTCAGCAACATTTTTATCCTCTGTCATTGGAGTAACATTTGGCTTTACTCTAATAGTAGTTTTTGGAAATGCTCCTGCTTCTGCTGGAGTAAATTCAACTAAGATATCTCTACCTCCCATTGGGTCTGAAATATCACCATAATCTGGATCTGAAATAATACCTAATAATTCAGTATATACTTGTTTACCAAAACCCCAAAATTTAACACCTTCTGATTCCGAACCTCTTACAAGGATAGGAACATATGTTCTCATTTTAGGTTCCATCTTCTTACCTAACTTCCATTCATCGGAATTACCTGATGCTTTAAGTTTTTCACAAAACTCAACAACTGGATCTGCTTTTCCGTTTGTAATTGGAGATAGATAATTTTTCTTACCTAAATCATAATGAAAATAAAGTTCTCTGAAAGGATTACTTCTGTCGTGCTGATAAGGCACAATTCTTACAATTTGTTTACCTGGTTCAGGTCTCCATAAATTGTTTCGGCGAGTGCCGGTCGTTTGTAATTGATTAAGTTTAGCCTTAATCGCGTTTAAGTCAATTGCCATTTTTTCTTTTCTTTTTTTAATGGTTAATAATTAATTAATAATATAACAACTTTATTTCGTATTTCCTAAGCATTATTGAAAAAAGTTGCAAAAAAGTTTTTAACTGCTATTTTTTATTTTTTAATTTTGAGTTTAATTATGGCTAAACTCTAATCCTTATTATTTTGTGCCGCCTATTCTTTTAAATTCTTTCAGCAATGGCTTATCACTGACTTTAGATTCCATCATCTTTTCAATTTCCATTGCATAATCATTATCCATGAACATGTCATATAATCCATTTAAAATATCTTGTCTACCTGCTTTTGATACCGCATCAATATATGAATCAATGGCTTTATAAAATGTTTGCACATCATTTGGGTCTAATTTTGTCATCATTGTCTTTCTCCCTTTTATTTAATATAAATATAATGAAAATATCTTTAATATCCTAATTTATATATCTATTCTTTTGTGTAAATCTAAATGTATATGTCTCAAGTCATCACCATCTGTTAATAATAATGAATTTTCATATACTGGCCAATTAATAATAAATTTCTTATCTAGTATACCATTATTAGCTTTTAGTATAATAACATTTAATGCATTAACTGTATATAATGTATTTGTTTCTTTCTTTCTATGTATCATAATTGTATTAGGTGTCTTACCGTAATCATCTGGCTTAACATTATATGTAACATATAAATCCTGTCTACTGTTAGCATCAGAAAACACAAACATTCTTTTCTCTGATACTGTATATGATTTTTTTACATAATCTACTATCAGGTCCAAATCCTTTCTATGTGCAAATGTACATAATAATTGTGTTCTCACTCTATTCTCCTATCCTATTTTTTCAGCTTGTGCGCCAAATTTACCAATTGGTCGAGCGGAATGAGCCATTCCTACTACATGGGCTCCTTGCGTTCCACCACCACAAATACAATCTTCGGTTGGTACAAACCATACTTTCTGCAGATCTGGGACATAAAAGATCACTCCTTGACCTCCTCCATCTGCAATTCCATCTCGTCTCATCTCAATATCTAATTGTTCTTGTATCTTAATTAAAGCATCATAATCATTATCAACACCACCATACTTATCATTTAATGCTTCCACTACTCCCTCTTTTACCATTCCACCATCAAATACTGTTTTTAATGCAAATTCATTTTCAGCATTACCTTTTAATACAGGACTCAATGTTCTTGCCAATTTACTCTTACTAAAGGTTTTCATACCTAATCTAATGTAAGTGTTTCTATTTTTTAATTCTTTGACATGCCACCCTTTGCCATTAATAGTAACATCATGCGGAGCATTAGCGCCTCCTAATTCTCCTTGATCGAATAAAAATGGTATTAAATATTCTCCTCTGCCCATCTCAGTACCTTTTGATCCTCCTCTAGCTGTTCCTATATCTGCCATTCCGTAAAATTCTTTTGGCACATCCCAGCCTGATTCGCCTCCTCCTGATGGAATTTTATCTAAACTAAATAACCATTTTGCTAATGATTTTGGATCTGCACTATAAAGTTCATCTAAAACTTCATCTATATATTTGGCAGTATATGTTGCTGATGTTATATCATATAATGTAAAATATAGTTTTTGTAATTTTCTATCTGGAATTATTCCTTCTACAGTATCTAACCATTGTTGCCAATGATCCTCTTCTGCAAATTGTCCAATTTTACGTTTATCCTTGTCAATTAAATTTTTTCCAGATTTGTTTTTTATTTGTCTAGACATTGGATTGAAATCCTTTTTCTTCATATCCTTTTCTAGATATCCAGTAATCTTTTCGATTTCAGCTCTATTTAATTGATATTTTTTATCACCAATCTTAACTAATGCCTCTCGTATATTAACAACTTCTTCATCTTCAACTGGAGTAGCATCATGAAATGCTTGATCTAATTGATCTACTTCATTTGTAAAAAAACTTCCGTTTAAATTATTTTCTTCTAGTACATTATGAAGAATGTCCATCTCTGCTTTCGAATATGGAGCATTTGCATAACCATTCGGTAGTCTGTAAAACCACTCTTTTATAATTGAATCTCTATCCATTGACAAACCTTTTTAATAAATATCAAGCTATCCGTGAAGTCATGTCCGTCATGGCATGATAATTAACACCTGCTTTAATTTTAACCGGGAAGCGACCTGCTTGGTTCATAACATCTTTCAACTTATTTAATAATTCCTTACCATCTGACATATCATAATCAAACAATAGCGAATCATAAGTGTAAAGGATGATATTTGTATTATACTCACTTAACAAATCATTTACATTGTTTAACACATGTAAATTATATTCCGTCTCAGATGCTTGTAACAAATAATTGAATAACTTGTTAGGATTCATATCATGTAAACAGTTTTTATATAACGGACGTTTCATTAAAGGAGTTACTACAAACCCATTTTCTTTAAAGTTGCTCCATAGTGTTCTAATAAATGATCTTGTCTTTTTAAAGAATGGTATCTTAGCAAAGTCATCATCTATACCTCCATATAACAATCTAAAGGTTATTTTTTTACTTTGGTCATATTCTTCTTCTGATAATTCTTTTTTGCCAAAATATTGTTTTCCAAAATATTCATGAACACTGCCATCAGGTAAATCATACCCAATTATGTCAGCAATAAGTCTAGGATGATATGCATCAAAGTCCATTTCCAATAACATTCCTTTTTTCCATCTACTTACAAACGATTCCCTACAACCAGACTCCTTTGGTAATGCTGCATAATTAACTCCTCCAAATTTATTAGATGGCCTACCTGTTGTTGTCCATATATTATATTCTGTAAATGCTCTGTTCTTATCAATACCATTTGCTTTAAAATGT